AAAGCCCTAAACGAGCTGCTACAATAGAATGTACGCTCTGCGAGCATTTTATTGTCATGAATAAAACAAGAAAAAGCCAGAAAAGATATCGTCTTCTCTGACTTTCCCGCAATAGCAGGGGCAGTAGGAATCGAACCCACATCGACGGTTTTGGAGACCGCTGTTCTACCTTTGAACTATGCCCCTATCGAACTGACAAGTGATATTATAGCACGATACTTTCCAATTTTGCAAGCCTTTTTTTACTTTTTTATACAAATCTCTTTTTTCTCCGTTCTCTGCGCTTTTCCATCGAAAGGGGTGCAAATATCGTTTTTCTC